TAAGCGACACACCTCAGTTCCCCATTGTTGTAGGACCCATCGAGGGGTTAGATCAGGGATAGACAGACGATTAGACCACCAAGGGTCAACTTGTTCTCGCCACTCTCGACTTTCTTTAGTGAGACCGTCGAGCATATCACGATCCCAACTAAAGATTTCTGCCACAGCGTCTTTGAGACTACCGGCAAAACTTACTCGTCTGAATCCATGTTCAGCAATAAGATATTCAGCGACAGAATCCTTGCCGCTGCTGATGAAACCTGACACAGAGATAATTTTATTCATGCGTTATTATACAACACATACATGACAAAAGCAAGATTTTTATTAGCCGATTACCCAAGTAAGTGGTTGTGAAAAATCCACAAATCGCTTGAGGTCTTCCAAAAGAGTTTCCTTCATCTTCTCTCCCTCAGCTTTCATAGCAGCACCGTTCAATGTAGTGCCACCACCCGGACCTGCGATTGTAGCGAACTTTTCACGCGCCGTTCCTATAATAACTTTGAGCTCCGCAAGAGTCCAATCAGCAAGCCAAACACTTGCTCCGAGGTCTTGGAGTAGAACCTCTTCTGATTTCAGAATGTCAGCCCAGATAAGAATCTTCTCACCAGTTGCCTTAGGATCACGCACAATACGCAACACTTTGGTGACAGGGTTGAAGGTATAGATAACATAACCACCAAACATTCTTGCTGCTAACTCAATGTAACCAGCATAGAAATCATATGTTGCCATACCACCAGCAGCATTATAATTTAACAAATACGTGTTTAGAATAGCACTGGAGAACGGATCAAAAGAGGATGAAGCTGGGCCGGTGTCAAGACCAACTGTGCGTCTGAATAGTGATCTGACATTGATAAACTGTTCGGGAAGAGTGTAAACATCCACATTTGTTTCTGTGGTGAACAGAGTGTAAGTTTCTTCTGTGGCGTTCTGTGCCCGTTGACGATACACTTGAACGGCGTAGTTAAACGCAGTCTCATAGTGAGCAGGATCAATTTCCAAATCGATGATTCCGGCACCAAGTCTGTTGCTGAGATTATCGAATAATTGCTGTTTGCGTTCTTCTAAAGTAAGTCCTGTTGCCATAATATTTCCCTGATATTCTATTTATCAGGAAATATATTTACTTACATAACTCAACCCAGACTTTTGCCTCATCCACACCAAGACCTTCCCATAGAATAGTCTTAGTTTTTATTTCTGGTACCGTCTTTCTTTGCAGGATTTGCAGGTGCAGTGCCATTGCCCTTTCTTTGGTGCAACTAATTGAGTCTGTAATACATGACCATTTGCCCCCGATATATTCCTCAGTCCAAAAAACATCATGACCTTCATTTCCAAAAGAATCAGTCTTTCGCTCACTGATAAACCTAAGATTGGAATAAGCACTACGTTTGAATTTAGAATCTTCCATTACGATAACCCTAGGATCAATAGAGTATCGCACACCCTCCGGGGGAGGTGTAACAATCGTGACATGTATCTTTGATTTTAAGAGTTTAGTAAGCCAGTTCATTTTGTTCCCTGCGGTGATTTGCCCTTCATGAATCTAAGAAAGGGCACTTCGTCGTAACTATACACTGGTGCTGCTCCAGGTCGCAAATGGGTGTACCCGTTTTCAGAATCTTCTTCACATACTGGGCAGCGCCAGCGTTGATTAGCAACAAACGGAGGGTGCAGCGTTAGCCACACCCCGCACTTATCGCAGCTTGGAGGACCGAGACCCATCAATTCTCCTCGAAAAATTTAATAAAGGTGCTATTGGCTGTTTTATTCAGTTTCTTTTTTCCAGAATGCGGAAGTCTAAAGTTGAATCCCGATTTCTCACCTTTTTCAAAATAACCATACCGTACTCCACTAGGAATTTTTACCGTTGAGTAAGACGGATATGTTGTTTTAAAAAAATCTTCCGGAACAGTTATATTATATGGATTCTTTTTGTAAAACTGGTCAAATAAAATTTTTCTAGCTTCTTCATATGCCTTCTTAAAACGTTCTTGATAAATTTTATTGTCATAATAATAAACATTTACTGATGTTATCACGCTTTCTTCGTCATCGTATCCAACTTCAATGTGACCCTGCAATTTAGCGTGGATATCTGTATCTTCATAATCAGTGAATAATATATCCAAGCTGCTCATTGATCCTATAGTCCAGGCACTATCGTTAACAGATCCAGAGTTGGCGTGAGTTTCTTTGTGTGATTTAATATCCAAACAGTATACCAGCAGATCGGGTCCTTTGTTTGCACCGATGTTATGGCAATGAGGATGAAAATATTGAACAACTAGTTGTTCAATTATTCTGCCTACGTTCCCTGATACACCTGATGCGCCTTGCTTGGGTAACTTAGCATTGATTAATTTTTCACGTAGAAACTCAATTCCTTTATCATTGATTTTTAGTAACATATCCGAATTACTTGAAAAATTAGTGTCCACATAAATTCCATAATCTACATTCTTAACCATTAAATATCTCCTTCTTTGCGGGTTTCGCTTGCTGCTGCTGAGAATGTTCCACCTGGATAGCGAGACTCCAGTTTTGAAACATTGAGGGTGATCACATCATTAGGATTAACGCCGAGTGCCCGACAAGCGTTGGTCCAGTACCAGATTACATCACCTAATTCTTTGACCAGATGTGCATGGACCTCTTCATTCAGTTCTTTGCCATGAAATAGAACCTTCTTGACAATCTCACTGAATTCACCGGCTTCACCACACAATCCCATAGCACCAGTTAGTAACAATGGAACATTCACATCGGGCCCGTACTTATCTTGATTGGCATCATAGTTCGCATCAACCCTGGATATTGAGTTGGTGAATGATGTTAGATCATTGCTTGCTTGACTTGTAATAGCCTCGACAAATTCGGTATACTTATTCAGATCGATCATATTATTCCTAAAATGTTATTTTACACTGAAACATCGTCAAACACAAGAGGTTTGGATGCCGTGGCAAAAGGCTCCGAAGAGCCCTCTGATTAAAACGCCTTGAGAATAACCATTTTGTCGTTAAATCGACCATTCGGCGTAGTCGCCACCGCCCTGATATCCTTGAAATACTTTCGTGCTGCAGGCTTGCTGCCCATGATTTCTTTCAGTTGTTCGCCTGGCTTACGAATCGTCTTGCTTTCGCTTTGAGCCGAATCGAACCCTAGTAACGTGTTACCCTTGACGGACAGTGTCTTGCTGTATTCGTCAGCAACAAAGTGGTGAAGTTTGCGCTTACTTGTATCATACACCCACGCTTCACTTGAACCGTGCAACTTGACAGGGCTGATACTCAGCAGATCCAACTTGATAGCAGGGTCTTTGAACACCTTCAAGTATTTCAACTTAGCGACGACCTTCTCTACTGGCACTGCCTTACGAGCCCGCGGAGCCTTAGCAGTCTTTTTCACGCTGATATAACTATTCAGGTCACTCAGCACCAATTCAATGAACTTGATTGTGTTCTTGACCTGTTGCTTGGAGTAATGACTGTATGCTTGAACCAGTTGAGCGTCCTTACCCTCAAGTAGTTCGGTCATTTCGTTCAGTTTCTTTGTCCAAACTTCGCGGATCATAGAGATATGCTGAGGCAGAACATTCTTTTTGGACACTTCATCGATTGGGCGGTATGTGTGCTTTGTGGGTGAACCTGCGAGGAAGAAGTCATCAAACAGACCCTCCAATTCACCTGCAGCCTCACGCGCCTTTTCACGCATTGTTTCCTGAATGTTTGTCTTGGCAGTCGCAACCTGTTCAGGAGTCTTTGCCGCAGTTGTGAATTTGCTTGTCACCTTAACTTCGGGCTTGTTGATAGTCAACAGCAGCCTGGAGATTTCGTTTTCCAATGACAGCATTTCATGCTCTGTCAGTTCAAGACCACGTAGGACCATGCGAGACAACCATGCGAATGTGGGCAGTCGGAACTCACCCTCATCGACTTTACGCATGACTTTGGCATCTGCTGTCCGTTCATGAATGTCAAGATAAGTTGCCAGCATATCGCGGGCATCTTTGCGAGTGTAGAAACGATGATACCATGCGAGACCGCGGGCAATCGCTGAGTTGCGATTCTCGGCTGCAGGTTGTTCGGCGAACAGAGGTTCGTCGCCGAGATATTTTTGATCAACATCACGCGGGTTCAGCGCCTTGACTTGACTGTGGTCTTCTGTCTTTTTGTGTTTACGAGTTGCCATTAGTTTTCCTTTGTGATATTGTATCACTATTTAGATGAAGTGTCAACCGAACAAGATCAACAGCATTGCAACGATAAATGCTAGTCCTGGATTACCTGTAAGAACTAGGATGATTACAGCAAGCCACGCCATTATGCCACCTTGCGAAAGTAAGAGTAGGGGAGACCGTGAGTGTAGCAGAGATACTCCCAATCACCGTCACAGGTGCTTGCTTCCATGATCCAGCGCAGGGCAACTTCGCGGGTCTTGGCACCTGAGTTGATCGTCTTGGTGACGAGCACCTCGAACGCCACGATAGCGTCTTGTTCCCGGCGGGCATCTTCTGCCATGGTGTTATCCATAACCTTGAGCATATGGTCCCACTCATGTTGCTTGCCTTCGTCGGAAGCATGAGTCCAACCGTACCACCAAGACTGACTCGGGCGGAAGCCGAAAGCGTCTTTGTGAAGATCAGAAACGATGTTTTCGTCAAAAGTGTAAGCCATTTCGAACTCCGTTTTTCAGTGTATGAGTGTATTATATACCCAAACTGATTTATTGTCAAGCGAAACCCAGGGCCCGACGTTCTTCCACAGTCAGTTTTGACAGCGCACGTTCCTTGACCTTGCCTGATTTCCACTCTTTCCATTCTTCGAGAGTGTCGAAAATCTCAAGATCAACGTCATTAACCATGTCATACTTGTTATCCTTGAGATACCTGTCAGCTTCAGCCTTGCTTGTCAGGTAAAACTTGTGTTTGTGCATACTGCCACCGTCCCATACTTGGACTGAATACAGTTTTAGAACTTGCATTTTTCTCTCCGTTTTGCGAGTTGATAAGTGTATTATATACCCAAACTGATTTATTGTCAACCTACGCGGCCCACGTAATCTGCCCTGACATACCAATCGGGGGCATAGTCCAGATTGTTGTGTTTTTTGTTGTAGTCAATCGCACGTTGCCGGGCTTCCGCTTCGTTGTCGTAGTATTCAGTGCTCAAATGCTTCTGGCCCCAGCCACGTTCATATTCAGTGAATTTCACGCAGTAAGCAGTTTTAACTTCGATTCTTGCCATTTCCCACTCCTTCTTTCTATGCCTTCATAGTATCATATAACGGGTTTATTGTCAACCTCTGTCAAAAGATAAATATATCTATGCCCCGCCTAAGTCTATACCGCCCAGAAAAGCAAAACGACTACCGATTTCTCGACAGAACGATAGCCGAAATGTTCCAAGCTGGAGCAACTGATTTGTATCTTCATAAGTATTTAGGCCCTACTGACCAAGGGCCCTCAATCGATTACACGCAGCCGCAATACGATTCTCTGAATCCAATGAACATACAAGACTTGCTCTTTATGGAAAACAGGGACAGAACTTACGAGCCAAACATTATCAGATTACGCGGGCACTATAATGTTCAGAACCTTGACTTCGACCTTAGTCAATTCGGCCTATTTCTGAACAACGATATTTTGTTCATCACTATTCACTACAACACCATGATCGATTTAGTCGGTCGAAAGTTGATGGTCGGTGATGTGCTTGAGTTACCGCACTTGCTTGATTACAATCCGTTGAATGAAAAGATACCGACCTCATTAAGACGCTACTACCAAGTCACTGATGGTAACTATGCCAGTGAAGGATTCTCTCCGACATGGTATCCCCATCTATGGCGTGTTAAGTGTGAGCCTCTTGTTGACAGTCAAGAATTTTCACAAATTCTTTCTCAGCCCACAAATACTGACAACTATCTTGGACAGTGGAGTTCGACTGATACTTATCCTGCAGGATATGTGATCACATACGGTGACAAAAACTATGTTTCTACACAGGCAGTTCCGGTTGGTATAGAGCCGCCTAATGCCACTTACTGGACATTGGACCCGCAACAGAACCTAAAAGATATTCTGTCAACTTATAATAAGAATATTGAAGTCAATGATGCTAACCTAGCAGAAGCAGCAAGAATTCTGCCTAAATCAGGCTACGACAATTCTAAATTGTATGTCATTCCAATGTATGGTCCGGGTTCTGGTAAAGACGGCCAACCTGCTCCACCCATTGACATAGTAGTTTCTAGTGGCGGCGCGCCTATTGTGTCTGGCCCGATTGTGTTGATGAAGTCACCCAAATATAAAAATCCCAGCCCTGCTATTCGTGTTCCTAAGGACGTAGATATCACGGCATTTCTACAAATGATGCTGCAATCAGTCACGCTTGAACCCACGATGATCGGTAATGGTTCAGGTCCTGTCTCCGGTGAAAAAGTTTTATCAGTGTATTCGCTAGGCTCGGGAATAGGCCCGTATGGTACAGTTGATTCAATTGATGTAACCGCTGATTCTGATCTGTATGCTCCGGGCTTTGATGGAACAATCACAATGTGATGGACTTTACTTCGGATGAGGATCCAGCTTTTACATATATTGCTCGTTCGACTCCACTATCGTTTAATTATACCACAGGATACTTGACAGGCTCAACTAATACCCCCAATGGCTTCCCGTCCGGTGCCGGAATTACATTCCCATCGAACCCACAAGTGGGTGATTATTTTATACGAACTGACTATCTTCCCCAGATGTTATTTAGATGGGACGGCAGTTTGTGGATAAGAATATCTTCTGACGTAAAAACAGATACTGGCTTTACGGCAGCGAACAAGTCGCAATTGTCAGGGTTTATCAACAATGAAAATCAGACAAAACTTACAGATGGTACATATGTGGATCAACGACAACCGCTATCGTCTATATTGCAATTGACACCTGATACTTTACCACCGATACCTTAAGGATTTATTTTGGCACAATTTTTCTATGATAATCAGATACGCAGATTTCTAATACAATTTGCAAAAATTTTTAGTAACT